CTGGTCTGAGGTTTTTGCAAATCCTTGATCCATAGCCTGACCAGCGGCAGCAAAACTTGCGTCTGCTTGGGCCGCATTAGCCGTGCGATTAGCCTGTGCATCACTAAAGCCCTGTGCCTGATCTACAAATCCTTGATCAACCGTGCCTTGAAGATTGCTTGTAGCTTGATCGACAGTATCGAAGCGATTGCCCATGTCCTGAAAGCCAGCGGTCTGGCCCTGACTTAGGTTGCTGAATTGCTGTTGTGAGGCAGTATTATACTGACCCAGCAAGTCTTCAATAGACGCAAAACCTGTATTCACGTTGGATTTAATCTGACCAGTGTCGGATAAGATATTGCCCGTATCGCCTAGTACGCTGGCAAAACCTGCATCCATTGCAGCCGACTTAGCTAGATTGGAAGTATCGATAGTAGGCGCTGGTGGAGGAGGAGGTGGAGGTGGTGCTATAGGTGTGGTAACAACTTCCTCTACCTCTACTTCTTCTACAACAGGTTCTGGAGTACCGCCACCACCGCCACCTTTAAATACAATAAGGCCTGAACTTCGTGGATTTAGGTGGCGCAATAGTGGATTAAACAGCATTCTATATCTCCTGATCGAAAACGTAGTACAGCGTCTTAAAGCTATTCCCGCTTCTACTTTTTAGTGGTTTCAACTTCCGTTCCCAACCCTTGCGGCCCCAGACTTGCAAAGACTTGCAGCCGTTGTGTTTCGCAAAATCTTCTAGATTATGGAACTGATCCTTCATGCTGCGCACCGTGGAATCGACAGACGTAAGGCAAACAATGTGAAGGTGTTTCGTGTTTTGTGTGACTATAATCTTTGTCACCGTCACACATGATAGTTTTTCATTGTGGTCTACTGTAGCCCAAATCTGAGCTTGATTTTTTAGTGCTAATTTGCAGATGTCGAAGGAGGTTAGTTCGCCTATACCGTGTTCTAAAGCTCTATCGATATGCGGCTCTAGTACCGTCCAATATCGTATTACATTTTGAGCTGTTAAGACGAACGACCTGTACTTATCAGGAGTATCGTTCATTGTGTGTGGTTATACCTAATTTAACAATAACACAATTGTAGCACTTAGTTAAGTAATTAGCAAGGGGTAATTACAATGACATTAAGGCTTAGTAGGCCAATCTGCATCTTCTAGGTTAGGCCAGTTATCGTGTGCCGTAAGGTTACGAAGCGCAGTCCTGTAGGTCGCCCAAGAGGTCTTCACCTCGCCTGTAAGTGGGCTGTCGTTGAACTGTGTCCAATCTGACTGCGATAGGATAGTGTTACGTTCATTGCGATTACGTTCTGCCACACGGTCATTTGCACCAGAAAGCCACGCTGCTTGTTCCGTTTCAATTTGCGTAATTTCTTCGGCTGTTAATTCTACTTCAACGCCATTTACATATTTTATCATTGCCATTTTGTAACCCCTTAACTCAGTTTATAAAGTTTAAAAGTTCCACCGTTAATTTGCGCACTAAAGTGAAATAGATTTAAACCCGTTACTGTTGCGGAGCTATTATTTCTGGTAAACCAAACATTACTACCCGCCACATAATTATACGAACCGGGCGACCCCGGCATTTGAACAATTCTCGATTGCCCAAAGGTGTTTTTGTTAGAAATACCCGCAGCAAAAATGTCAATTTCAGCATTTAAAGTAGCGTCACCGTCTGCGGCCGTATCAACTGTCGTAAGTTGCATATGATTTTCGTTATATCTAGCGAAACTACTTGTATTGTTTGGATAGTAAGACTTTCCCATTGAATAGTAGTTACTTGTGGGGGAACTTGACCCAGTACGAAATCTCAAATTAAGGTAACTATTGGTAGTGTTGACCGTCATGTTTTCTATGATAACCTTAAAGTGGCCCGAGTAACTTGAACCCCAATCCAGAAAAACATTATAAGTGGCAGAAGATACAGTTGTTGTAGAAAGTAACTCATAGGCTCCACCACCCGCACTAGCTACCGCCGTAGCATTAGCTGCAATGTCAGTCGTGTTAGCAGACAGTAAGTCAGTTAATAAAGCCATTACTCGCCCTCCTCTTCAAGTGTCGCAGGGTCTACCCAGTCAGGATTAGCTGTCCATGTAGTGCCATCAAAGGTGTAACGATTACCTGTCCAGTTTTCTGGTGGTGTTACGCCTTCGTGCATTGTTGAGTTATTGCTATTTAAGTCACCAATAATAAAGTTGGGCGCAATAATGTTAGCACTAGACATTGCTACCTCTGCCGCATCCTCAAAGACATACTTTGATAAGCCTGTTGCAGTTTCTACGATAGTCTTCATTATACCAGACCTCCAAGGTATGCGTTCATCTCATCACCGCTCATGTTAGAATTGACGAGTAACTTAGTTGCAGAGATAGCCTTGCCAATCTTGCGTCCATTGTTAGTTGTTTGTAGGTCACCGTTGTCAGCAACGTAGTAAGTTGTGCCTACTGCTAGGCTTGACTGCCCTTCGTTAACACCACCATTGATAGTGATCTTACCTGTAGCTGAGTTAGATATAGCTCCGTCTGCTACGCCTATGTAGGATGAGGCGTTGGTTGAGCCAGAGTCAAACACAACGACTTTCCCATCAAGAGTAGAACCATTATTATTTTGGTCAGCTATTATTACTTTATTACTATTGCTGTCATATGCAGAGGCCAACCAAGAACTATTATTAGTACTATACTGTAACGCTGTTCCAAAACTTATTGAGGTTCCGCTTATGGTTCCTACTATAATAAAAGGCTTTCCTGTTGAAAAATCACGATATGCTACAACGACTTTACCTGTACCTACATCAAAAGTTGTTGTTATATAAGCAGCCCTAACATTAAAAGTTACTGTCGTGCCAAAGCTGATAGAGTTTCCGCTCACAGTCCCAACAAGAGCTTTACCAGCACCTGCACTTCCATAGTAAGCAATGGCTATTTTATTGTTGATACTATCAAACGCTGCAGATAAGTACGCTGCTCCTTCACTACTAAAAGTAACAGGTGTACCAAAACTTATTGAGGTTCCGTTTACAGTTCCTACTACAGCCCGTTCGGTACTAGAGGAACTAACATATGCAATAACAATTTTGTTGTTACTGCTATCAAATACGGCAGAATTATAGCTAGTCCGTGCTGATTCATATACAGTAGCAGTACCAAAAGAGATAGACGTACCGCTTACCGTTCCTACTATAGCTGTACCATCGTAGGGGTACGTTTGATACGATCTATAGGCTACTACTACTTTGTTATTATTAGTATCAAACGTGCAGGATGTGTCGCTTGTACCGATACTGTTAAAAACGGTAGGGCTTCCAAAAGAGATAGACGTACCATTTACAGTCCCTACTATAGCAGTACCATAACTAGAATTAGTATTGTCCCCATAAACTACTACCACTTTGTTATTATTAGTATCAAACGTAGCAGATATAGATTCGATTAGACCTGCCTTAAAAACAACAGGAGTACCAAACGAAATAGAGCTTCCGTTTACAGTCCCGACAATAGCAGTTCCAGAACTACTGTTACCCATGTCCCTATAAACAACTACAACTTTATTGTTTAAACTATCAAATACAACATCTTTTTCTGGTGGGTTACCGTTAGTAAATGTTGTAGGCGAACCTACACTAGGGTCAGCAAACCCTGCCACACTAACAGTACCATTACTATTCAGTACAACAACATCACCATTAGCTATAGCACCACTAGCTACAAAGTCTGCACTACCACCACCAGCGGGATCAGCAAAGCTAACCGCACCAGAGCCATTCGTAGTAAGCACCTGACCTTCAGTACCATCAGAGTTAGGGTAAGTAGTACCACCCATAGTAACCGTACCAGTTAGTGTAGGACTTGCTAGAGGTGCTTTAGCATTTAACTGAGTTTGTACTGATGAGTTGATGCCCGCTACGTTGTTAAGATCGGCAGTACTAGAAGTCAGACCAGCGAGCTTATTGAGTTCAGTTGTACTTGCAGTTACACCGTCCAGTTTATTTAGCTCTGCCGCTGAAGCTGTGAGGTCACTAATCTCTGCGACAGTGATAGCCCCATCAGCCAGAGGATTACCCGCTGCTATAAGGTTTGCTAAGTCTCTTGCTTTTGTCATTGGGTTATCCTTTCACCAATAGTTTAG